AGCGTAGTGTCGCCGTATTTAAGAACAGTTCTCAAGTAATCATCATCTGCATTACTACCCTTTAGGGCATCAGGTAGGAGATACTTGACGGCCATAGCACATGTCGAGCTAAAGCACATCCGATCTCCATGACCTGTTGCACTATCTGTCTGTGGGTAGTATTGCTTAACTTGCAGCAATACCATGATAATTACTTCCCTCTAAAGGTTCTACGGATACGACGTACTGTGTCATCTTCAGTACGGGTCTTACTAAAGTAAGCCGCAGCCATGGAAATGGCTTGGGTAACGCTATTAGAGCGACGCTTCTTAGTCATACCAAGATACTCAGAAGCGATGAATAGGATGAAAAAGGCAAGTGTTTCATAAGACACTTTGATGCCTAGGATGGTGATCATGATCAGCAATCAGTAGCGTTTGCAAATTCAGGGAGGGTCTTAAGGTAGAGATATGCCTGCTTAATGTGATTAGGTCCATCAAGATCAAGTGGGCATACATACTGACGTTGCGAAATTGCTGGATAATTTTTATCTGCGTGTATGTTGGTAGAAAAGATTAGGACTTCCTTGCATGTAGTAGCCGTTGAATAAATTTTAATATAAGCGGCGGGGAGATGTAAGCCAAACTCGGTCTCGATTGAAGATTGAATAGCCATGTTAAACAGTTCCAGGAAAAATGCGATGAAGGACTAATTTGTAATATAAACCGTAAGAGCCACTTCCGATATTAACTTGAATATTTTGGGAGTCTAGACGCAGCCAGGATGGCGTTGTACCAGTAAAACTTCTAAGAGTATCATTGAAGATTGTGCCACAATCAAACCCAGTTCCCAAATCAGCGTAACCTGTATATATGGTATAAAAATAAGCGGCTTTTTGTTGAGTAGCCCCAGTCATTTCAGTTGCTGGTATGGCCTTAACTGTTGTCCAGGTACTAGCTGTTGCAGTACCAGTTAGTGTTTCAGTAGTAGTGTCGCCAAATTTAACACTGCCTCCAGCAAGAGGTGCTATTAGGTTTGTTCCCAACTGAAGATCGTAACCACTAAAATCATCAGGGGCTAAAAATCTTGTTTTTATTTTGTTAGAACCAAGGTCAGTCGTCCCTCGCAAATCAAACGCTGCTGCAGCATACGAAACAATATCCGGTGCGGTAGCCGCTAGCTGATATTTACCAACAAACTCTAGCCCCGCATCAGACGCATAAACGTTGCGGTAATTTGCTTCCCAATAGCAGTTAATTAAAACACCACCACCACCTGCAGCATGAAATGCGCCTTCGGAAGCCACTGCATCGCCGCAGTATTCCATGAGGCACTGCGTATAAATGGGATTGACTGACCCATTTTGCGAAATTCCTCTAGTGCAGCCTGTGATATATGCATTCGTTAGCGTGTAGGCAGTACATTGCACGTTATTACTTGGATTGCGTTCAAAACTGATTCCATACGTACACCCTTGGACTGTGATGTTCTCAAATGTTGCATAAACACACTGGATAATCTGTAAGCCGCGCAAAGAAAAATTGTAAGCCCTGATGTTCCTGAAAATAGTGTATGCACGACTTGGCATTTTCAACCCAACGGTGTTGTAGCCGTCAGAGTTAGTACCAGTAGACTGCAGGATGAGGTTTTCAACCCTCACTAACGACTTGTTGACAAGTAATGCAACTCTAGAAGTGCCCGCCGTCAGCTTAAGAGTTGGCATCCCTTGGCCTATAACTTCTTCAACTACAGAAGTTGATTTGATTTCAACGCCAGTTGTGACGTATGTGCCTTCAGGAATTTTTATAGATTTTGCGCCGCTGTCAAGCGCTGACTGCACATAAGTTGTAACGTCAGTAATTGATGTTCCAGCCTTAATGGCAGCGTGCTCACTTTGCGGAATAAAATCCAACACACTCACCACATCCCTCAACTTGCTTTCAACAGTCCTAGTAACTGCACCACTACCAGATTGATTCCAGTAAACATCCTGTGCCTGAGCAGTTGCACCAGTGTTGAGGTTATTGACGCAGATGATTTCAAGAACATCACCAGCAATAAGCGCTACATTGAGAACAATGCTAGTTCCGTTATTAGCAGTGTAGTCCGCGTCACGTTGCAGTTGAGCGCCATTCAGGTATACCTGCTCACGGTTAGAACTATAAGCAAGAGTACCACCAGTTGTACCAACACCAGACAATGTCGTCTCACCACCAACAGCAGTCTTACTCCAACGGGTAAAGCCAGGAATACTTAGATCACCAAAACGATCATCAATGTATTTCTTGGTAACGGCATCACTATTAGAAGTAGGTTCGCCTAGGTTGTCAATTTGGTAGCCATTCATATTAAGGTTGCCAACCATAGGGTTAGAACCATCAGTACTAACAGCGTTGTTGTTAACCTCTTGGGTTACATAAAGGTTCTGAGTGAAGTTATCATTCAGGTCCTTTGCACGAATAGCGGAACCAGAAGAGAAGACAGCAGACAAAGCATCATCATCAGTATCTCGAAAGATACGAATAGAGGCTCCATTAGCAGGAGCATTACCTGCAGTGAACAGGACCTGACCACCGGTCTTTGTCGTATAGTTAAGGCTCTGTAGGTTATAGTGAGTACCAGCTGTTTTCAGTACACCACCAACACTAACCTTAATATCAGTGGATTCAAGCCATTTAAAGGTAAAAGAAAAGGGTCCTAAGTTGGACCCATTACCAGTGAATGTATTTTGTGTAGTTGCCATTTAGGGTTATCGGTACATTTGGGTTAGTCGCTCAATCTCTGCTTTACGACGATCAGCAGCCCTGGCAGCATCATCAATACGACCCTGTTTCATAAGGTTCTTATTGGTCAGGGATTCTTGAATGGAACGCCACATCGGTTCATTCTCTTGCTGCATACGCATCTCAGCAGCCTTTTGGGCTTGAGACATGATATCATTCATCACTGAATAGACTTCACTTTGAGCTGCTTGGATCTCTTCAGATGGACGACCTTGAACACGCATAGCACGAATACGATCCAGTTGATCGTTGTACTTCTTGTTCTTACTAAGCTTATCAAATTCCTTCCACAGTTGTTGCTCACCGATGTACTTATACAGTACTTCACGTTCCTGTGGGGTGTATTCGTGGTTACCAGAGGAGTCCTTACGAATCATTTGGATGCCATCCCAACCACTATCAATAAGCCATTGACGCCAAGGTTCAGTACCTTCGCTGATCTTAACTGGGTTAACAGCATTAAGAGCACGTAGGACTGGGTTATCAATGTCGTTAAGGGGCTTACCTGTGTAGATATCAATTTGATCTGGAAGCTGGCTAGAGAATCCAGGCACCCTATTGGTCACATAACCCACGAGGTCATTGTAGATATCCTTCTGGGAGCTTGTGATGGCGTTAGAGACAACACCAAGAGCACCGGACATAGGGATAGCTGCTCGTACTTCATTAGCGAGGAAACGTGTAATAGCAGTTTCATCACCGTTAGCAACAGCAACAACAGGCTCAAGGCCAGCTACCCAAGACTTGTTCACAAAGGTAGCAGAAAGTGTCCATGCTAGTTTATCAACAAATGACTCAGTAAGAGTAGAGCCAATGTCACGGGAGTAATAGGCAAGGTCACCAACAAGAGTCAAGATAGTATCAAGTGGTTCATAGCCAGCATAACTGACCCACTTACCAGCAACATTGATGGTCTTAGGTTGCCAACCGAAGTTATCACGAAGCTTCTTACGCTCACCGGCATTAACAGGACCATTACCACGGATGTTACCACCAAGGGCGTAGCCAAGCATAGAGGAAGACAGTAATGCACCAAAGGCTACACGACCACGATATTCAGCCTCAAGACCCTTGAAGATAGCCATACCATTAGGTACACCATCATACGCAATACCGTGCTCCATAAGAGCATCTTTGATCTTGTCGATATCATCACCAGCCCATAGTACTTTGGAGTACCTGTTCATACCAGGTAGGGTGGCAATAGGAGTATAAGACATAGCCATCTTAACACCATTAACACCAGTCTTAGGGAACATGAAGAATGGCTTGAGGATAGGCAGTTTGTTAATACCACGAGTCAACCAAGCAGCAGTCTCATCGTCAAGGTTAAGTGCAATCTCTCCAGCAGCATTCTTAGCAGCAGCATCAGTAAGATTACCAAGAGCATCAAAGGACTCATCATAAGCCATCTTTTCAGCCTTAGCCAGCTGTTGTGCTAGCTCAGCTCCTTTATAACCAATACCAGAGATCTCATCCCAAGCCCTAGCACGAGCCATCTGAGAGGCTATAGTAGTCTGTACAAAGGAGTCAGCACTAATCATTGCATTAGTACCATACTTAAACCACCGCCAGTTACCAAGGTCATACATGAACCTAGCAAAGCGATACTGAGCAAGACGACCCCAGTTACCATCCTTCTCCCATACCTGTTCCATATCGGCCAGGGTGTCCCAAAGGTTAGGGTTGTAGTCAGTAACAAGGTCTTCACGTGCTAGTTCACGGAAGTCCATCTGTCCATCATTACCCCACTTACCGTTATTCCAGGTACGCTTAAACGTATCCCAGGAATCGTTCAGTGCACGCTTGTTGGTCTGCCAGAATGAACCATAGACATGGGTAGCTTTACGGAGATCATCAACAGTGTTACGTCCCATCAAAGCACCAATACCAGTACCAAGATATGCGTTACTAGTACGAAGGGTGAGAGCAACAGTGTTGCCAGTAATAGCCTTGAGAGCTGAGATACCAGACAACATGTTGTTGTAACGTACTGACCACACACCTTGTGCAAAGGCATTAAGTCCTTCATCACCGCTATAAATAAGACCAGCTGGGCTAAGTTGCTTAGCACTCCACTTCATCAACTTATCGAGAGTATCTACATCACCTCTGGTTAATGCAAACGCATCAATCAAAGGTTGAGCAGCATCAGGACGATCCCTAGCAATAGTCCTAATCATATCCCGATAGCCTTGAGCTTGAAGATTCTTCTCTTGTACCTTAAGGTCAAACTGTTCAGTAATCTGTCGAATAGCAGTCTCCTTATCGGGTGACTCCTTGAGGAACTTCTGCCAACGATCTTGGTTCTTAAGTGCCCAACCAGCGATGTACTTATTAAGTGCATACTCTTCCATAAGGAAGGCAAGACGATCACCAAGCATCTCAGTAGTGCGGCTAAGGTCAGCACTCTCAGGGAATGCTTTATAGCCCTCAGCAATATCAGCAATCTCACGTCCTACGGTATCCATAGCACGAGCTGATGTTTCAGTAACAACCTGACCGATGTATTTATCAGTCAACTCACGCATAGCATAGCCAATGGCTTCTGCCTGCACATCATTGACATACTTAATAGAACGACCATCAAGGAGGTTCTTAACATCACGATTATCAAGGAAGAGGTTCTTGAGATCAGATACCTTATCCGTACCGATGATGTCATTGTAGATCTTCCAGGCACCATCACTCATCTGAGCTTTGGTGTACCTAAATCCATCGACAATAGCATCAAAACTACCAGTAGCACGAGTGCCTTCAGCTAGGTCTTCAATGAGGTTACGGGATACAGCATTGCCTTTACTGAGATCGTAGTAAGCACGCTCAGAAAGGATAGGAGCAGGGGTACCGCTAGTGTTACCAAGTTTAATAGCAGTAGTGTCTGCCATGTTACGAGCAATGTTACCAGGAGGGATACTAAGAGCAGCAGTAGAGCCCTCAGGGAACATAGTAGGAGTAACCATTGGATCAACACCACCAGCCCCTTCAGGATCGTCCATAAGGCGCCCTTTACCTACCTCATCGATCTGACTATCACGGCTGACCTGCTGACGCTCTACAAACGATTCTAGAGGGCTCTCAGTGAGATCCGAGGCTCCGGTATCAGCGTACTGTTTGCTGAGATAGTTAGACTCACCATCTAGTGCTTTGATTTGACTATCTAGTTCATTGATGATCTCCAGCTGTGCCATACGTGTCTCCGAATCAAGAGCCGGTGTGGAGGCTACCTGATCGAGCTGTTGTTGGAGTTCCATACGTTGAGTATCGATCTCAGACAAACGAGTGGCGGTAGCAGAGTCAGCATTAACAAGAACCTCAGAAGCTGCAAACTCCTGAGCCACTTTATCGTTAGGCTT